TGCACCAGTCATTACTATGGTAGTATCACCATTCGCCCATGATGTTGGGTCTGCCGTTATGGTAGTATCGTCACGTGTACCGTTAGTGTGTTTAGGGATCATAGCTGATTCCCACCATTTGAATCCGCCACCAGTCCCGTAGTAACCTTTAAGAAATCCTCTTTCAAGTTCGCTTGCCGCATGAAAATAAGCAGCAGACGCACCACCTACGACAGCAGCCATCGCTGTAGGAGTAAGCATAAGATGAAGATCATCTTCAGGAGCTAATTCTTCCATAAGTCTGGCTCTTGCGTTAAGAACACAACCTATTGTAGCTGGAGTTGTAGCAGGAGTTCCGGTCTGATTAAAAACTTTTGGAAACAATCCAGACATACAGGTAGCTTCTACAGTAGCGGCCATTCTTCCCGCTGCCGGGTCTGCAACTTCCTGAATAAAATCATCTTCAGACATAGTTCTTTCATAAGAAGTTATAGTAACTGCTGTATTAGCTCTGTTTGCTACGGTAAAAGTCTGAACAGTTTCAGTTACATTCTGAACTGCAACAGTTGCAGTAGTCCCAACAGTATATTCGTTAGGATTTTTTATCAGAATAGAACCGGCATTCTTTCTGCCTGCCTGCCCAAAATCTTTATCATGCTGTCTATTGACAGTCTTTAAAAACTTTAATTTATTATGAAATGACGCTAACATCAATCTGAGGATGTCACCGTCACTTCTGGTTTTAAATGCATTTGCCATTTAATTATCCTCTTTCTAATTTTTTTAATCTTCTTTTCTTGTATTCCTTGAACCATTCATCATCAGATAGATTTGATTCATCTATTTCAGAAATTCCTGTTGAATCATCTACCGGGATAATTGGTCTTGGAGTTTGAGAAGTATTTTTAGTTAAACTTATAATCCGTTCTTCGAGTTTACCTAATTCCTTCAACATTTGTTTTTCGCTCATATCGCTTAGACTTTTTGCCAGCATTTCATTTTTACCTAAATACAAAGCAAGTTTTCCACTTTCAGGACTATCATAAATAGCATAAGCCAAATCCTTAGAAAAAATATCTTTAGAAATATATTTATCAATATCAGGATTGTCTTTACGCAATTCATCTATCTGTTTAATATATCTCTCAACATTTTCTTCATGTTCAGTTTTAGCTTCTACCTGAATTTCTTCTGATGCTTTTTTACCATCTTTCCATTCAAAATATCTGTCTTCATAATCTACTATAGCTTTATCATAAGCATCATAATCAATCTCATCATATTCATTTTTGAATTGATTTATACTCGGTCTTTGTGGTCTTTCATTTACACCGCTTTTCTCAATAATTGAATTTAATCTCAATACTTCCTGTTCAGCTTTTTGAGCGCGTTTGCGTAATTTAATCATATCACGCTTAACAGATTCAGTGTAATCCTTGTCTCCAACTTTAGGTTTTTCCGAAATTTCTTTCGTTGCTTCGTCTAATTCTTCCTGAGCATTATCTAACTCATCCTGAATTTCTTCAGTACTTTGCTGAATTTCTTCAGTAACTTCATCGGTTTCTACCGGAATCTCTTCCGTAATTTCCGTGGTTTCCACGTTTTACTCCTTACATAAATTGTTCAAATTCTGAAGGTTTCCCTTCCCCTTTTTCAGGTGGCTTATTAGCAATCTGCTGAATAGCCGCTAATATTTTGTCCGCTCCAGGAGCGTCAGAATATTCAAATAATAAAGGTAACAAAACCGGCGCATATAATTCACCTGCATATTGTAATGCTCTTTCTATAGTACCTGATATTTGTTCACGTTTAGATGGATTAGTAACAGATCGTGTCCTCATATCATAACTACCTTTAGAAAGATCATTGATTATAACCTTTTCCATCTTTTCATTTAAAATAACTTTATTTATTTCTACAGTTGTATCTTCATTTCTTAATCGTATAACTCTTTGATTATCATAAACTTTAGGGATTAAATCTATTAGGATTCTTTTAGATCGAATTTTAGCTTTTTTAAAATTATCACTAAATGTATAAGCTGTAAGATCACTTCTTGCATTACGTGCATCAATAGCTTTACCTGATCTTTCATTACTTGTAGCACCGGAAGACGCTTCATATCTTCCTAAAACATCATTTATATCATTATTAGCAATTTGAAGCATAGTCATAGAACCGGTATCTATTTGAGGTGCTGTAGTTCTTTCTGGTAATTTACCATTGATAGTTTTTGCGAATAAGAAAGGTCTGTTCTCTATGTTAGCTTTATTCCACATAGATTCATAACCTTTGATTTGATGAGGATCAACTATAAACGGAGCTTTAGGACTTAATGCGACTTTTTCAGTCATCGAAGTCAACCAGTAATTATACATTTGCTGAGGACTTTGAGCATCAGTGGTGAGTGCTTTTTTATAAGTTCTGCCTTCCAGATAAACTTCATCTCCAACTACTTCTACAATAGGAATATATTTCCCCGGCCATTCAGTATAATCTAAAATTTCATGCCCTGAAAGTTTAAACCAATCTATTCTAAAAGAATCCGCTTTACGTTCTCTTAAAATCTGAAGTTTTCTTATTTCTTTTTCATTATCTTCTGTAATTTCATAAACTTCAGTTTCTTCAGTTTGAGGATTATAGGTTTCGACTATCGTTTTTTTGATAGGCACTTTTCTATAATATTCAGCTATCATTACTTTGTCTTCTTCATACCACAAATCATCATATTCAGATTCAATAAAATCAGATTTATCTTTACCGGGATTAAGTCTTTCATATTCTTCAGTAGGCATAGCTTCACGAATGAAAGCAAACATTCCTCTTGGGTCAACATCAACATTGAGAGGATTTTTTATAGGCTTGTATCTGATTACCTGGTCAAAGCCATCATCAGTATATTCAGTTATAAATCTCCAAAATCCATAACCTCCGCCTACTGCCTGTTTACCGGCAATTCCGTAAATTTCTTCTACTGAACTTTGATATTGTATATCTGAAATTAATTCATTGTAAATTTTGGCTATTTCAATATCACCTTTAGAGTCCACAGGAATAACATCATCCATTTCAGGCATACCTTTTTCCTGATTTACAACCTGAGCAACAAATTTTCCAAGTTTATTTGAAGTTAAATGCGGTCTTGGATTTTCCGATTCATCACGTATTTTTATATCTTGTGCATTCCATTGACCTTCTTCAATATTAAAAGAAAATTTCATATTTTTAATGAAAGATAATTTTAATTCATAATTAGCATCATGCAGAGTTTTAAATCTTTTCTGTGCTTCTGCTAAAATTTTTTCTTTTTCTTTTTTTGAAAAATCTTTAAGTTCTTTCATCCCATCATCCATGTACCGCCTAATTCCATCATTTGAATAGGCTGTAAATTTATAACTTTACTTACCATGTCATCTGCATAGTAATAAAGGATAGCCAATGCATCCATTTCATCAGGTGAATGCCCTATATCGGCTTTAATTTTTTTCTTATCAATTATTTGTATTTTGCCTTGTTTGGTGATTTCATATTTAACAGCAGAGAGTTGTTCTAAAAGATCGGTATCATTAGGAATAGAAATAGTTCCGGCTTCAAATAAATCACGTAAATTCCAATACATTTCAGCACGTTTATTAGCAAATCTATCAGGATCATCAGCTTGCTTACGAACATCGGCAGGTTCGACTATAGCACCTTTTTTATCTCTTAAATCTCCTTCTACATGCCATCCTATTCCTATTGTATCTACTCTTATACAATCAGGCATTTCTGCGTCTACGTTTGATCCTATCCAGTTTACTAACTCAACCGAATCACGTGTATTTTTACGTTTAAACGGATATATTTGATTTCCTCTACGGGTAGCTATTATTGATTTATCTCCACCTGCTCCGCAGTCCACAGCTTTAATCAGAGGAGTACCTGGTAGTATTTCAATAGGTCTGTCTATAGAAGCTATAACCCAGTCATAATTGATTAAAGTTTCTTCATCAAAAAGAGGAGGCAATCCCAAAACGTTCATTCTATAAGGATTGGAGTTCTTCCCAAAGTCTTCTTCTAATCGTTTTACGTTTTGCTGGTTTACTATCTCTGAATCCTCAGCACTCCATCTTAATGTTACCCATCTATGTTTATTCTTGTATTGAGTATCAAGAGCATACCCCTTGGAGTGCATTGGATTAAAAATCACCAACATTAAATTACAATAACCAGTCATATTTTTTTCAAGGGTTTCATAAACTATATTCATTACCCCTGAACCTTCATCTACTAATTGTAAAAGATAATCGGAATGTTGTCCGGCAAGAGTTTCAAGTTGTTCATCAGGGGAGGCTTTAGGATTGGCGGCTTTAGCAAAAGCAAACCATTCTTTTCCACGTACTTCATCTTTTACATCTTTTCTGAAAAGCTTATCAGACTGAAGTACAAAATAATCCCTTATTGCAGAATGACTTAACCATTTTGAAATTTCAGACCATAAAACTTTATTCAACTGATCTGCCGAAACTGAAATACAGGGTATCTTAGGAAATGGAAAACAAAACATAAACCATATTATAATCCATGCTGCTATAGCATCTTTTCCAACACCACGACCAGCCATTATTGAAACTCCAAGTATATCCTGACGCTCACCTTTGCGTTTACTATGAACAAGTTCCTGTACTGCTATTAGTCCTTCTTTCTGCTGATTGGTTATGAAATAATTTGATCCTGTTTCTTTATTGTAGGGTGCAATTATAGATTCGTTTACAAATGTTATAATATCATTTCTAAAACGAACTAGTATGTTTTTTTGTTGTTCTTTTGATAGTTTCATTTTCAATAATAATATGAACTTTGGTTCATGTTTTGTCAAGTAAAAAAATTTAGTAAATGTGTTGACAAAAAATATGTTTATAAATATTATGTAAAAAAAGAAAATAATATGAAAAACGAACATCTACACATAAGAATAAGTAAAGAACTCAAAGACCGTATTAAGCTTAATGTTAAAAATGTTTCTAAATGGTTAATTGAACTTATTGAGAGGGAATTACATGGAAATAATCTATAGATACATATACTATAAAGAAGGTAAAAAAATTTCTATATATTCTAAATTAACTTTCCGGGATTTTGTTATTAAGCACATAAAAAAATTTGATTTTCTTCCTTCGGAAATAGAAGTATATAAAAAAATAAAACAAAAAACAAAAAGAGATTATTGAATTGACAAATTCAAAATCTGATTCACAATAAGTTATGAATTACACTGAAATACAACAAATCCGTAAAACAATAGATGATAAGCATACTATTGAAATATTTGATTCTATTACTGATGACTATACCTACCAGCTTCCTTCGGTAGCAGATTCTCACGGCAGGTCTATTCTTTTCGTAAATCCTACTGAATACCAGGTTACTCTTGATCTTAAAGGAACTGAGACTTGTAACGGATACTCAACTAACGTAGTTTTAACAGAAAAAGGCGGATGGTGGATGCTTATTTCAGGTAAATCAGATACTGACTGGAAAGGAATAACTGATGGTAAGTCAACTATTTATTACGTAGAAAGTGAAATAGCAGATACAGGGCTTGCACTTGATGGAACATGGGACGATGTTTCGGTAGATGGCGGAGCTAATCCGATGACACTTTTGAATGGGATTTATGGACATTTTTTATTAGATGCTTTTGGACAACAGCAAATAAACGATAGTAGCGAACCTGTATATATTTATGGAGAATTTGGTATTGGAAAAACAGCAGGGAGTAATGCACCTGATATAAAATACAATAGAAGAGCTGGTATTTATCTGTACACAGGAAATCCTGGATATTTTTATTCTGAGCGTCATATACATAATTGGAAATATATTTCTGATGGCAGTCCTATATATATGAAAGCTCGTGTAGTAAGCAATGAAAGTCCAGCAACTTCTCACGAGGTATATGGTGATACTGATTGTTCAATATATATTAAAGCAAGGAGGACTTACTAATGTATTATAAAACACCTACAAATTACCCTGTTAAAACAAATTGTCCTTTGCCGGGATATGTAAAAAAATCCCGTGAAGAATACGAACAACTACGTGATTCTATTAACGCGAAAACAGCAGAAGAACAGGCTAAACTTGAAGCTGAGTTCGCTCCTATAAGAGAACGCCAGGAACTTATCCGCAAGAGAGCTTATGAAAACGCTGAAAAAGAACTAATCGCAGAAGGTATAATAAAATGAAAGAAAAAAAAATAATAGATAAAATGTATGAAATAAGTTATTTATGTGATGAATGTAATACTGAATTAATTTTTACAGGAGATATTTTACTGTCGTTTCCTCCACAATATGTTCATATTTGTAATAAATGTAAAACTACAAAAAATTTAGATAAAATTTATCCATGTATTTCATCAAAATAAAATGCCAGTTAAAATAACAAAAAAAGGAAAATGCCACAAAGTTTCAACTCCATCCGGAGTTAAGGCTAAATGTACTACTAAAACTAAAGCTAAGAAACAAAAACGTCTTCTAAATGCTGTAAAACATGGATGGAAACCTAAAAAATAGACTGTTCGGTATAGAATATTAAACCTAAATAAACATCTTTATTCAATAAAGCCCCTTTTGTTTTACTCGTGGGTAAGAGGGATATAACGTACACATCCCATTCCTCTGTGACCTGTACCCCCCCATCATTGTAAAGCTAATAATATGTTAAATAAGCTGTATGTGTGCTGCCTGTACGTATCTATAGGATCACACATGTCTATATGTTAGTGCATCTATCTTAAAAAATAAACATACACTAATACCGATAAGCGTTATTATGTCTCATTAGAGAGCATATCCTCTATTACTTATCTTAATACACAGGCATCTTATCTTAAAACATGAACTTTGGTTCACCTTTTTGTTTCGGGAAAACATTGCTTGTTTTAATATATTCTTCATTATTCTTCATTCTCTTTTATTCAATTATATCCTTTATTCTTCATTTAATTATTATCTTACTCATAACTGTCATATCATCAAATACAATTAGACATGCATACATTATTATATCTCTTGACTTAATATCAAGCTGGTAAAATTGATCCCATGACAAATATAGTCTTATTTGGTTATCTCTACTCATTATAGGTTGTACTGTTTAATACTTGTATACTCCGACAATCAGCCCAAGTCGTTGCTGTATCGTGCTTAGTCATTGCCCTGTCTTTGTGAGCTTGTTTATAGTTCTCCTTATAATAATAATTAAACATTAAGTCCATATCTTGTTTAGCAAATCCTGTAATTTCTTTCCATGTTTGTTTTGTTAGTATTTCATTCATAATTAGTGGTGTTTTCTTCTATTATAGGGTTTATTTCAACTTTAGTCTGTGTAATCGTAATTCTATCCTCTCTATCCAATTTTTCGACTATATTGGCCAAACTATTCGCTGGTGTCCCTTGTCTTATTCGATATTCCTTGTCATCTAAAATACCAAATCCTACGATTTTATCTCTAAATGGCGCCTGTGTTATTTCTGCATCCGTTATTGTAGATAATATACGCTCTTTGTAGCCTGCCAAAATATCAGCTTCCAGGCCTTTGTAAGCAGATAATTTTTTGTTATTTATATTATACTTTTTTAATATCCGGCTTACCTGTCCCTTGTCGATGTTAACAATCTTGCCAATCTCTGTCCCG